ATTTTAAATACATCTACGTTTTTTTCTCGTAGTGTATAATATATTTTTGGAAATTTTTTAAAATACATTGTTATCTCCTTTAAAATGTATCAGATTGTCCACCAAAGTTTCTCATAGGACTGTTTGTATCTTGTATTCGAACTTCACCCATACTTTCTAAAGCTTCTTTTGTAATAATTGAAACTTCTTTAAAATTCATTGTAGCTTGATATGAAGTTGGTGATCCATTAGGGAATGCTGTAAATTGACCATTTGGTGCGTAATTAACAGACATTGATTCTAATACAGCTGATCTATGTTTATGTATAAATTTATTTTCTTGTCCTTTGTGCATAAAAAATATATCAAACTCTGCTGGATATTCAAATAGAAAACCAGCATCATCTTTAAAATTAGGGTGCATATGATACTTTAATTCATCAAGTATTCTCTTAACGTTTTCTGATTCTTCTTCACTACGAGGATAAAAATCATATGTGTAGCTAAATGTTCTAAAAGGAACTCCTTCAAATATTTGTTCTTTTTTTGGGTTGGTGGCAACACCTGCTAATTTTCCTATAATCTTTCCTGTGTCTCCTAAAACATTAAGTGCTACTCCTTGTGCTCCTTCTAGAAGTCCACTTTTTTTTATATTCTCAGGTATATCTTTCCCTGCACCTCCTGGAGAATTAATTAATGCTTGTAAAGAATCTGCACCAGTATTGATTCCTCTTATTGCTAAATCAGCAACAGAAGAATCAACTTCACCATAGTTGACACCATATTGAATTCCGATATTATTTGGTATATGTAAAGCAATTGCTGTTAATAATCTTTTTCTTGGTTTATCAAAACTTCCTGCTAATGATGTACCTAGTGCTCCTGCTAATGTACCACCGACTACTGCACCAGTCAGACCACCAGCTGCTCCTGCTCCAATTGCTCCACCAGCACCACCTGCAAGTGCACCAGCAGCAATAATTGCTGCAACAGCTCCTTCTTTTTTTATATTTCCTACTGCTTTTAATCCTGATAATTCTTTTCCTACTCTTTTGCTTATGTTTGGTATAGCACTACCTCTATCATCTGCTCTTGTGAATTTTGAATCTGATGTGATATTAATATAAATCAACATGTATTGACCACCATATTCATTTTTATTCGGATCTATTGACAATAAATCAGTCGGATACATGAATTGTTTTGTGCGATAAACTGAATCGCCATAATCGCCAAAATTAGCAGTTGGTGTAGTTGAATTTAGAATAGACATATAAATAGTTGAGTCCTTATTAATTATGTTTCACACTAGAAGATATAAACCAATATTCCCTGAAAAATATGTAGGTGATCCTACATCAATCTATTTACGTTCATCTTGGGAAACAAGATTCGCTCTTTGGTGCGATAAAAATCCAGCAGTAGTCTCTTGGAAAAGCGAGGAAGTCGTTATACCCTATCGCTCTCCTATTGATAAAAGAATACATAGATATTTTGTCGACTTTTCAGTCACTATTAAAGATAAAGAAACTAATACTCTTAAGACTTATTTAGTTGAAATCAAACCATATTCTCAAACTATTCAACCTGAATATCCTGGAAGCCAAACACGTAGGTATTTAAAAGAATGTCATAGTTTTATAGTTAATTCAGCTAAATGGAAAGCTGCAAAAGAGTATGCTTTAGATCGTAATCAAAAGTTCATTATTTTAACAGAAAAAGAATTAGGATTAGAAAATAGTAAATAAATAGTAATATGGCTCCAATAAGACAAACAGCTCAAGATATTTTTAACAAATATAGTCAAAATAAGACTATATTAACAAAGTCATTGAATTGGTTCCAGAAAGAAGCTGCAAAATTAAGAACTGCTCGTATTCAGGCACAATCTTTATTAAAACCAGACAGTAAGAATCGCACATCAACTGTAATGGTTCCAGGAAATTTGTATATGTATTTTTACGATGCAAAGTTAAAAGAACAACTGCCATATTATGATATGTTTCCTTTAGTATTTCCATTCTCAACTACCGATAAAGGATTTACTGGGTTGAATATGCATTATCTTCCATATCAATTAAGAATAAGATTATTAGATAGATTATTAGAATATGCGAATAATAAAAAATATGATGAAACAACTCGAATACGTTATAGCTGGGCAACTATAAGATCAGCGAGTAAATTTGTTTTAGCAAAGCCCTGTGTGCATTCATACTTATATGATCACATACAATCAACAATGTTAAAAGTCTCTCCAGAAAATTGGTTCACAGTTATGATGTTGCCTGTGGAAAGATTTACAGTAAATAAATCAAACGTTTGGGCAGACAGTATAGGAAAAATTTAATGTCAATTTTAGATATATTCGGATTAACAAGAGCAGAAGCACCAACATCACCACAAGATATAAAAAGATTTATCGCTGAAGTTAAGAAAGATGGTTTAAGTAGAACGAATCGTTTTGGTTGTACTGTTGATGCACCAAAAACTTTAAGAACAAACCCAGCATTTGCTGCAGCTGATTTTTATAGAAAGTTATTTTTATACTGTGAATCAATTAACATTCCTGGAGTAAATATCTCTACAACTCCTGCTCGCACATTCGGCGAAACAAGAGAAATGCCTTATGAAAAAGTATTCGATCCAGTGACTGCAAATTATTACATAGATACAGGATTTAAAGTGAAAGCTTTCTTTGAAGCTTGGCAGGATTCAATTCAAAATACAACAGATAGAACAATACAGTTTTATGAAAATTATGTAAGTACAGTTCATCTATTTGTAAATGATATAGCAAATAATACAAGATATTTGGTTAAGCTACATGAAGCATATCCTAAGACAGTACAGAGTATTAATTTATCTCAAGGATCAAATGAAATTGCAAAACTTAATGTTTCTTTTGCTTATAAGTATTTTACTACAAGTTTATATGCTCCTCCTCCAAAACAAAATAAAGGATGGATACAATCTATATTAGAAGGAATACAAGAAATTGGGAATCAAGTGCTAACAGATCCAGCTGGTGTAATTGTAAATTCTTTACCAATTGCATCAAATTACTTTAGTGATTTTGCAGGATTTCAACAAACATTTACTGGATTGAGTAATTCAATTAGTAATAATCGAACAAATCAGTTTGCACCACAATTTGAACAAGCGACTCCTGAGATACTTGATGCGAATGCACGTTTTACTCAAAAAACTTTAGATGGAATGTTAGGATCAACATTCAGAGTAGTTTAGTATGAAAAGTTTTATAATGGCTATTGTTTTATGTCAAATGGATATTGGAGGATATATTTACTTTACACCTATGAAAGAAAACCCTCTTGTAGAATATAAATCATATAAACAATGCAAAGATGCAGCAGATATTAAAAAGGAAAAAATGTTAATATCTTCTTTAAAGTATCCTGAAATGGAAATAGTTGATGTAATTATAAATTGCGAAATTGCAGAAGAAAATAATGATGATCTAATATGAATAAAATTGATGATAAATTAAGTGAAGTGTTTAACAGTGAGAAATTAAAGGTCAGTGAACCCATTGAACAATTTACAAATTTGGAAGTAATTAATCCAAGAGAGATAGCAAATGATAAAGAAAATACGATTGCTACTGATTTTAATACTTCTCGTGCTAATCTTCATAATCTTCTTATAAAAGGAGAAGAAGCATTAAAGCATTCACTCGAGATAGCAAAACAATCAGAGCATCCAAGAGCCTTTGAAGTTGTAGGTAATATGATAAAACAACTTGCTGATGTAAACCAGCAATTATTAGATTTACACAAACAACAAGCAGATGTAGGACGAATACAAAAACAAGAATCAAAAACTGTAAACAATAATGTGTTTATAGGTTCTACGAATGAATTGAATAAGATAATTAAAAATTATAAAGAAACTGAAGGAGAATAATAATATGGCATTGCCAATAAGTAGTACACCAACCTATACATTAACTGTTCCGTCTTCAAAGAAAGAATATAAGTATAAACCATTTCTAGTAAAACAAGAAAAAGCTTTATTACTTGCTTTCCAATCTGAAGATGAGAAGACAATGATGAATACACTTAAAACAATTGTTGGTGAGTGTGTAGTCGGACTTGATACAAATAATTTAGCATTATTTGATTTAGAATACATCTTTTGTCAATTACGTGGTAAATCTGTTGGCGAAGAAGTAGAATTAATCGCTAAATGCGACACACCAGAGTGTAAAGAAAAGAAAGAAGCTAAGAGTATATTAAAACTTAATATAATGAATGTTCCTGTAATTACACCAGAAGGACATGAGAATAAAATAGCTTTATTTAATGATGTAGGTGTTGTAATGAAATATCCATCATTAGATTTATTATTAAAATTAAAAACATTAAAATTAGCAGAACAAAACAAACTAGATACTGAAGTTTTTTTCGATATTATAACTGACAGTATCGATTACATATATGATGGACAACAAATATATCATAGTAAAGAACAGAGTAAAAAAGAACTAAGTGAATTTGTGAATAATTTAACGACAGCACAATTCGGTAAAATACAAAAATTCTTTGAAACAATGCCAAGATTAAGTAAAGAGATAACTTGGACTTGTAAAGTATGTAGCAAAACACATACGAGAAAGATAGAGGGTTTAGCCAATTTTTTTTCATAATGCTCAGCCATGAGTCGTTAGTTAATCATTATAAGACTAACTTCGCATTAATGCAATATCATAAATATTCTCTGACTGAGCTTGAAAATCAGATACCCTTTGAACGTGAAATATATGTTGAAATGTTAATTAAACATTTACAAGAAGAAAAACAAAAAGCAGAACAAAGAAGATTACAAAAATAAATGGCACTCACAAACGTACTCGTACAACAATCGATTGCAAACGAAGGACAACCGAAAGCACTTTTGGTTGATGCACGAGGACAACCACTCATTACAGATTCAAAAGATCTTTCAAATAAATCAGTTGGAAACGAAGAAGCAGCAAGAGAAACTTCATTAAATATTCAAAAAATGGTAGATTTACTCGAAGTGATTGCAATGAATGTGACGAATAATAGTGGTGACAAATTAGAAGAGAATAAACCAGTCACTTCATCTTTTGGTGAAAAGCTTGGCTTTTATGGTTCAATGTTAATTTCAAGTTTATTCTCAAGTTTATTCAAAGGTATTGCTGCTGCTTCAAGATTTATTATAAAAGGAGTGATTCCATTTCTCGCAAAAGGATTTGGTCGAATTATTGTAGGATTTTTTGGATTCCTAGCAGGACTCCCTGCAGGACTCGCTGCAGCTGTGATTGGTGGAATTACAGTTGCGATTGCAGGATTTGTTCGTGGGATTAAAGATGCATTCGCAATGTATAAATCAGGTGGAGGATTCTTTGATATTATAGGAGCATTTGTAGAAGGATTCTTTAAGGGTGCATTAAATTTTGTATTTGGTGTAGTTGATTGGGTTGCGAATTTATTCGGTTTAGATTTACCAGATAATCTTGGCGATATAATTGTAAATGGAATTAAATCATTTTTTGGAAAGATTGCTGATTATATTTCTGGATTGCCTGCACGTTTTACAAGTATGCTTACAGGGTTTTTAAATAATATAGGAATACCAGAATTTAAAGTTTTAGGTGTAAGTGTTGGTCCTTTTTATCCTTTCCGAAAAACAAATGCTGTACCACCAATGGAGAATACAGTGGGTCCAGAAAAATCTCCAATTATTGCTCCGACTCCAAAAAATGTTCCAGGATTAAATTCTGATAGAACAATCGATCCGAATGGGGAACCAAGTAAAGTTCCAGTAATTCCAATTTCGCCAGTAATTAATAAATCAGTGACTGGTGAATCAGTGAATCTTCCAAGATCAAAAATGAGTAAAGAAGAAGCAAAGACTGTGATTGAAGGACATCCAAAAATTAAAGAAATGCAAGCTGCATTCGATGAAGCAGAAATAAATGGAACAACTGTAAGTCGAAAACAAGTAGAGAATATATTAAGCGATGCTGATCCGAAATTTAAATCAGCATTCGAAACATTATATAGAGCTGATTTAGAGAAAATGTTTGCAGTGAATGAGAGTGTAGAGACTGCAGCAAAGAATAAAGGAATCTCTTCAGAGGGATTAAGAAAAATGCGTCAGGCTCAAACAATTGAAACAATCGAAGCTTCAAAGTCTGCATCATTATCTGTTGGGACTCCGAGCGATATTGGCAATACATTAATGGCTTCTTCTGCAGAAGCTGAGAGTGCGAAAAGTTCTGCGAGTTCAAATATAGTAATTTCTTCACCAAGTTCAACGATTAATGCTCCAAAAGAGAGTAATTTAATCTCAACAAGAAATGTTCGAAATGACGAGAATACACTTTCGAAATATGTAGGTTCTCTCTATGGTTCAAACATTTAGTAATTACGTAAAGACTTTCAATGAATATTCGAATGGTTGGCTCACAATCTTCGATATTGATGATACACTCTTTCGTACAACCGCACTCATTCGAGTTCGTAATTCCATCACAAAAGAAACAATCCGTACATTAACGACTGCAGAATATGCTGCCTATACTTTAGGATCAAATGAAATGTTTGATTATACTGAATTTAAAGATGCGACTAAATTTTATAAAGAATCTCAACCGATCGGAAGAATGATGCGACGTGCCAAACTGATTCTCGCATCTGCAAAGAAATATGAAAATTCACGTGTAATTATACTCACTGCAAGAACTGATTTTGATAGTAAGAATATATTCCTTCGAACTTTTCGTAAATATGGATTTGATATTGATAGTGTTCGTGTCGAACGTGCAGGGAATATATCGGATGAAGCTTCAGGTGCGAATCGAAAGGCAATGATTGTGCGAAAATATTTGAATACAAAGTCTTTCTCGAAAGTGAGATTCTTTGATGATGACCGAGAGAATTTAAAAGCTTTTTTAAGATTAAGTCGTGAATATCCTACAATTACCTTTGAAGCTTATCGTGTAATTGAGAATGGTGAGATTCGAGTATTTCGTTCAATCTAATGGATCCGATAATACTGATTGCTGGAATGATTATACTGATCGTTGAAATTTATATTCGAATGATTTAAATTAAACCTCGACAGGTGGTTATTCTAACCCTCTACTTCTTGGAAGTAAAGGGATAGAAAATATGTTTATTTGATAGTCGAATTTAGAACATTACTATTCTTATTTCGCAACCACTCTTCAAAGAGATTATTCAATACTCGATTATGAATATTCGGCTCGAATAATTGCAATACTTTACTCTTTGCAATCTCTCGATCGAAATACTCACGTAATATAAACTTCGCTCGATCATACTTACTATTTACATTCCAAGCCCAAATCCCCATCAGTATTGTGGCAGTCCAGCTAATCAAAAGCAAATAATACGACAGATTCGATTTCTTATGATTCGAGTTCATTTGCGATACCTTGGAAATAGCTTAATACATCCTCTTCTTCTTTTTTTGCCGAAGATAAAGTTGTATTCTCAGCTGTTTTTGGTTTTCCACTTGACCCAACTGATTTAGATTCTGGAAGAGTCTCAAGCACTTCATTTAATCGACGATTTAAATCTTCATATGACTTAAATTGTGTCGATGCAATGAAAGGAGCCAATGGATGAGCTTTTGACAACACTTCAGTTAATCGATTCTCGTCATTTCCTAGAAATGCCTTACTCTCAAGAAAACTACTCTGATCGTAATTTGCATAACCATCTACTTTACGCATTCTTAAACGAAAGTCAGCACCAGCGAATATATCGAATACATTCATTGGTTTCTCATCAGCAAATGTAGGTTTTGCCTTTTCCATAATCTTATCAAAGATCTTCTTTCCATACTTAAACAGTTTTACTGTTCCTTCATTCGCTGGATTCTTCGGATCGCTGATAATATACACATTACTAATGTAATGCATACGTCTCTTTTGCTTTCTCGCAATCTCTCGATTACTCTCAAGATTACTCGCCCATAACTTAGAATTTAATTCTCCGACAGGATCTTTTTCATTCAATGTTGTTCGGCTGTTCTCTATATACCATTTACCAGATGGTCCCTGAAAACCATGTGAGAATATACGTACCCATGGAAGTTCATCATTCCCAATACGTGGAAGAAAACGAATCACTGCTGTTGCATTGCCCAGTTTATCTGGTTCTAATTTCCAAAAACGAGTGTCTTCAGAAGAGTCTTTTGAATTGCTTGATCCTTTATTAATTCGATCGAACTCTTGATTAATTTTCGTAAAGTCATTTTGGCTCTCTTTACGCAGAGCATTTAGATCTACCATGTATCTCCTTTATATGTGTTATATGCGTTATATGCGTTGTATAATAATATAGATTACTGTCTTCAATATAATATAGATTTTTCAATGAATAGAGAAAGTCTACTCTATTTTTTCTTGTAAGTAAAGGGCGAATTTTATTTCGCCCAATACAGCGACTCAAAGGTGAATTACTTCTTCTTTTCGTCTTTCTTTGGACACACGACAGGTTTATTTGTCTTTGCGTCAATGATTGCTTTACCATTCTTATCTTTCTCTACACACACAGCAGGAGTCGCTGGTTTAGCTTCTTCCTTTTTTGGAGCTGGTGTTTGTGCAGATACTGATACTGTGAAGAGTAATGCAGTCAGGAACGTAATTACTGTTTTAAACATAATTGTCTCCTTGATTATAATAAAATGATACGTTTTAGGGTTCCCGACCAAAACGTTCAAAAGTCGGATTGGCATTTTCATAAAATTGCTTCCATGAAAATATCGTTTAAAATGGCAATGGTCTGAGACTGCCTTTTAATGTTTTTCTCGAATAGCCGATTGCTTCGATTTTCTGAAGTATCGACTTACTCAATGAATTCTTTATATTACTCAGTTCGATTCCTTCTTCTTCGGCGATCTCGATTATCGCTTCAATATATGAGTATTCAGGATTGTTTTTTCCTTTGGCGAGTACACGATTCTCAATTCGATTACTCAAATTATTCGATCCAATCAGAATTCGTTCATTATTCTCTAAAGAATTCCAATAAGTATAGGAATCAATCTGATCAGCTAAATCATTCGAAATTCGACTTAATGTGTTATAGAGTTTCCACATTGGAGTATTCGGAGAACTAATTGAAGATTGTAGACTCGTCGACTCACTCGTTGCAATCGAACTATCGAGAGTGAGTAATGAAGAGATCCAGGAATCAATCTGTCTTTTCTTTAGATTACAATAACCGATTATCTCAATTCTTCTCTGTCTCGATAATCGTTTCTTATTCTCATTACTCATTCTCTCTATATTCTCTGAAAGATTCTTTATATAATTCGGTGTCAATGATTTCATAATCTATATTATACTCTATTTTTAATTGTTTGTAAAGTCCTTTGGAGTATGAAATTCTTCCAATTTCACTGGGTTTTTCAGAGACTCCTTTGGAGTGTCCCAACGAATAATATGTGTCACGAACATTTTTGGGAGTATCTCTACTCGATGTGTTCGAAGAAAACGATTCTGTACTAATGAATCAATTATAAACATTGTATAGTCTGCTTTCTCTTTCTCTCTTACGTAGTTTCCAACCAACCATCCAATTCCAAAAATTGCAAGACCAAAAAATATATAAATTTCCATGTTTATCCTCTTCTCATTTTTGATATTTCGACTGCTTGTTTCTCATTTATTATGGGTACCGCATTACTCTTATGCATCGTAGCGATTCCTTTAATCAACGTCCCTGTGTAAATCTTCTCAGGTATTTTATTCGTGTTTCCAGTAATGTTATGACGAGTGTTATAAGGTTCTTTTCGACTCAACTCAAGCTTGTATTCTTCTGAGTGATTTCTTAATTGTGACGAATGCAACCCTCGTGATTTGAGCCATTCTTCATGCTCAAGATTTGCTTCTCGTATTCTTTTATTTCTAGATTTTCGCATCCGAGGGTTTGTATTCGTTGTATTATAATATATCGGCATCAATGGCATAATAAACTAAAAGTACTTAGAATCCTATCTTTTCTGAAGAAGACGCTAATGCTGCAATCTCTTGCGATGTCGGCTTGGTTTCAGAATCAATTCTCTCGAATCCTTCAAGTCTCATTGTCACTCCAGATGTATTCAATGGAGTTGGAATCGCTACTTCAATTACATCGATAATCTCTAATGTAGCTGTCGTACGATTCTCAGCAAAGAATGATCTTGCTGCTTCTTCTGTCGCTGCTTCAAGAAAGTGACTTCGCTTTCCTTTGCATATAAATTCGAATCTTTTCATGTTTGTTTTTCCTTATAAGGTTAGTATGATTGTCCTCGCATTGTACTTAGTATATCACTTATATCCGAATCGTCATTCGAATAACTATATGATAATTCTGCATCAGTATAAGATGAATCACTCAATTCTTCGTATTCATCATTCAACAGCTTTCTCACTTGGCTCTTTGTAATACCTAAATGTTCTGCGATCTCTTCATTATTTAGTTTTCTTTTTTTTAGTTCTTTTATTTCTTCGATATAGTTCATATTATAGTTTTTAGTTGTTTATACTCTCTATTCTACTCTATTTTGAAGTATAAGTAAAGAAAAATCGTGCAATATAAGTCATTGTTTTTTATACCTTTTTTCGTGTATTTACAATTAACGAAGCTTGTATTCCTGTAAATTCACGATTTAATGCTATCATTCGCTTTAAATACTCTTCAGCAGATACCCAATCATTAAACACTCGATTCTCGCCTGACTCGTCAACGAATGAAATTACCACTTTTTTATTCATTAGTGTACTCTCTCGCTGGGCGAATTCATATTCACTGCCAAATAGCTATTCAATACTCGAGTCGCGAATTCAATACTCTGCTCTTGACTCATATTCGAGTCTTGTCTTAATACTTCCGAGATCTGAGCAATTGCAATCTCTCTCTTTTCGCTCAAATTGGGTATATGTGCACGGAGGAATTTACTTCGCCCAGAGTTTAATTTGTATTTTCTAACCATTATATTCTCTCGCAAACATTCTCAAGTTCTACTTCGTTCTCGTCATCTCTCGAAGCCACCACAGTTCCGACATATTTTATATCCGTCTCTGGAGTCATCGCATCAATATAAGTAGTTTCGATTCTCGGAGATTCTTCGGTCAAATTCGATTGTATTTTCGAGTAGTTTAATCCACCCTCTTTTAAATACAGTTCGAATGCTTCATCTCTTGAAGAAGCGAGTATTTCCTGTTCCACAATCAGTTCGTATCTTCCAGTAAATTTATAGACTGATTTATGCATACTCTCTTTATTTAAGTATAATGCAGTTTTAATCATGAATTCCTCCATTCTTTACTATAAGCAATATAAGAGTTCCATGATAGGTCTTTGAGTGTTAAATTATGTTTTTCGCTTAACCATTTTTCGAAGTCTGTCCAGAGTTCTCGACTCGTTTCAGTTTGTCTCCATTCATTAAAGTTTTTCATTAAAATCCTCCCATTAGATTATATTTCTCTGCGATCCATACGAATAGATGCATTGCACCATAACCTCCTGCCATTATAGCAAGTAATACCAGCACCGCAATCCAAGATTCATTCCAAAGATTTTTCATACAGCTACACTCACAATTTTTAAATCATTATTCGAGTCATTCGCACGAACCATTTCAAATCGAATCACAGGATTACCAACACGCTCAAGACGCTCATACTCATAATACGAATTTTTACTATAAGGAGCATAGTCAGTATATTCAATTTCACCATCAAGATAGGTTAGTTTCCAAAAGATATTTTCCATATTCATACTTATTTCCTTTTTATTTGTTTTCATACGAATATTATACTATACAATTAAGGCGAAATTAAGGCGAAATACACATTTATTTACATTGTTTTAGAGAGAACGAAAAGAGTACCCACTAGATCTAGTGGTTGCAATTCACTCGCTTCTGGAATGGGCTGGCTTCCGAGTCAGAGCGAAGGAATGCGAGGGAAATGTCGCTGTGTGTCGCTGTGTGTCGTTCGCGAGACTCAGCATCGTATTTCCTTGCTTTTTAACATTAAATCATTCATTTCCAAGAATTAGAGTGCTCTAGAGAAGACTCGAAACTCCCAACCTACTGATACCAAATTCGAGTCGACTCTACCAAGAAAGCTTATTCTTTCTCTTGGCTTTCTTGAGTCTTTGCTGTGTAAGCTTTAATTCACAAACTCCATATCTTGCAGCATGCTTCGATTCGCAGCGAAATTGTAGGGTTCTTAGGAGCGAATGGGATATAGGAATATATGCAGTAATTCCGCAGGTTTGGCAGATTGCAGTTTTTCTCATAAAAACGAGAACGCTCTGGTTAAATTTAAGTATAGAAAAGAGAGAGACGCGAGGATTGCAAAGGCACTCGGTTTGGAAGGATGAGTGCCTTTGAATTTAGAATAGACTTGCGACTTTGTTGATTTTTGGATATTCATAGAATCGATGATTATCAATCTGAACGATGAATCTTAAACGATTCGCCCATTCAGGTGTCACATAGACAGCATGGTAATGTGTTGCTCCACTCACGAGATCATCGTATTTACCACTCAGAGCAGACTTTGCTGCTCTCACTGAATCGATCCAGTTTTCATCATACTTAATTCGTTCTTTATATCCATCACACCACCAAGAGAATTGGCAACGATGACGGATTGGATTGTATATACGTGAGTCGGCTGAGAGAGTAGGGTCTTGTTTCGTTTTCCAAGATTCTCTTACTGGACCCTGTTTTACAACCTCGCAGATAGTTTTAGGGTATCTCGGATCTTTGAGACGATTCAGAGTGACAATCCCAACAGCGATCTTTCCTCGCATTGATTCACCTTTACTCTCAAAGTAAATGTTCTCAACTAAGCAAATAAACTCAGGTGACTCTTCGTCTGCTGAAGTAGTAATGCTTGGAATAATTAGAAATGGTAATAGGATTAGAAGGAATATAGCGATACGCAATCGCCTACCCACATCCTTTAAATTCAAACTTTTCATATACTCTTTTCCTTTCGAATTAGATTATATTAGGTTTTGGTTTAAATCAAACGATCTCTCATTCGTACATATTTCAACCAACGATCTTTTGCGTTCTGGGCTGAAATCTTACGTTTCTCAGATGGTTTGCTATAAGTGGCTCGATCACGTATCTCACGCATCAAACCCTCGCGATCAACTTTCTTTTTGAGTCTTCGGATTGCCTTTTCAATGTTATCGTTCTCAACAACTACTTCGAGTCCAGTTTCTCTTGGACGTTCGTAATGGGGTGTTGAAAAACTTTTCTTAGGCGAGTCGAATTTGTTTCTCGACTTGAAGTCTTTTGTGCTTCGAAAGTTTCGATTATATGGCTTCATATTTTTTTCATCAATATATTTCACGCTCTGAATATTCTTGGGAAGAATATAAAGAACAAATCTTATTCGTTTATTTAGGTATATTATACTCCTAAAAATCTTAAAAGTAAAGGTTTTTAAACCAAAAGTAGTAAAATAAAAAAGCTATATAAATCAATGGTTTAAGAAAAAACTATATAAATCAATGATTTAGAGGGAATTAAAGTCTATCTAAAATAGGGTTTAAACGAATTTAAACGTGTTTGGAGAGGGGTTTAAACGATTTTACTTATAACGTCAACTATACCAATAATTGCACGTATTTTATGCTCTTCTGTTCTACTTTCGTTCCAATCAAGAAAGTATGATTTTGGCATATTCTTAAGGATTGCAATTGTCATTCGAACTCTCGCTTCATTTTCATCCTCTCCGAGTATATAATTCGAATCTCGGAGTGTATAATCATTTAAACACTCAATAATCGCTCCCATTACCATGTCTCGGCTATATACAAAATCTCTATCAAACATTGTTTGACTTATATCGTGCATTAGATCTTTAGAATTATTCATCGTTGCAACTGTAAGAGCAACAGTATTCAGGAGTGATTGATCTTCAAAACGTTCAAATGCAAGAAGTTCACGTTTAAAGTATTCTGCGAATGCTGGTACTCCTTCAGCATAATTCAAATACCAATCAGGTATTCTCTCTCCTTTTGCAGAAGATTGAAAATATGCAGTTTTTTCTGTTGATTGCGTTTGGTTCATAATAATATTCCTTGTGTTCTTTGTTCTTTTATATTTGAAAAGCATACAGTCAATCGCTTTTCTAATTCCTCGAAATAGATATCATCAGCAATTAAAGGTATGATTGTTTTAATTGTATTCTCATTTGTCGTAGCTGACATTCCTGCCTTATCAATCTCAGCTAAAGAAATAGGTATTGGGGTTGGTTCTGGTACAAAAGACGCCCAAACACCATTTCCGATTACGTTTCTTACGAGTCCTTTACTCTTTAAACGATTGCCTATATCATTTAAATTCTTTTCGATTACACTTGAATAAGCCATTCTTTCTTTAATTAATTCAATACAACGATTCGCAACTCGAACACCATACATATTTGGTTGCCAAGTATGCCCCCAATTAAATTGAGTCTTTACCTCTTTTAATATTTTATTATTAATTAAACAAGCTGACAAAGGTATTAAACCATTTGTAAGTGCTTTACCAATTGTCACAAAATCAGGTTTAATATTATAAGCTGTGTGTGTAAATAAAGTTCCTATCTTACCACCATAACCTGCTATATCATCTACGATTAAATTCGCACCATATAACGTAGCAGTCGCACGGAGTAATGTATAAAAGTTAGAACTCCATGGAGCTATTGTTTTATTCCAAGGATAACTTTCAATTAATATCGCACCTATATCATTTCTTGTTTTAAAGGTTGATATAATTTGCTCGAGTACATTTGTTTCATTCGCAATACTATCTTCTGTCGTGTACCAAGTTCTTCCACGTATTGGTACAAAACGACTCTGTCTTTTCTCTACGATATCATTATTCGCACTTCGACAGACAACTGTAGTTCCATGATAACATGGTGGTATTGAAATTATATATCTTTTATTTGGTTCACCTTTATTTGTCCAATATAAATCATTAATATAAAAAGCACACTCATTCGCATCAGAACCAGATACAGCATAGGCAATACCCTCCATATCAGCTTCTTTCGTCAGTGTTTCACTTAAACGATCAACAGGCTCTGCGGACTCACCACTATTGCCACGAAGAAAATCTATATCATTCGTTGGTAATAGACTCTTTAATTCTTTATGATTATAACCTAATGTAAATGAACAATTACCAGATTGTATTTCTAAGTTAATACGATTCTCGTAATGAACCCAATATCCATCAGTTCGAATAACTCTCTTAAGATTTTCTGCTGGGCTTATTTCTTTTAATTCGTACATGTTTCATATCACTTCCAGTTAAATATGGAATCTTTATTAATATTTTATTTCGTTTTCTTTTCAATTTTAAGGTCATCTACTTCTTTTATCCATTGGTTAAAATCATTCTCTACTGTGACATTAGAAAATCCTTTATACTTGATTACATATACTTTTTGCCCCCAAACATTCTCACCAAATGCTTTGTATTCTTTTGCAATAAATTCTTTATTCGACTGCCAACTCATTTTCTTTTCTATACTGTTCTCTATAAAATCTAAACATCTCAAGATGATTAACTGGATTTTCAGTAAATATCTGCGTTTCGCCACCCTCTACTAAAAATAATAATACAGTTTGTTGTATTGGTTGTCCTTTTAATTCTTTAAACATATGCGCATATGCTGATGCTTGCATAAAGTAGTTTTGAATCCATTTCTTTTCTTTTGGTCTTGATGCTGTTTTAAAATCAATTAAAGAAACTTTATTTTTAAATGTAGCTATACAATCAACTGTACCAGCACATTGCAATTCATGAGAATATAAAGGTGTTTCGAGTGCCATTATATTATCAATTTCATTTAACACTGGTATAAAGTTAGTAAAATCTTGAGACAAAGTTGTTTCTACTAAATCTTCTGTATCATATTCAAATCCATCATTAAGTAAATACTTTTCAGACCATTTATGAATTAAAGTACCACGTGATGATGCTTGTCTTGATATACGATTTGCTTCGTTATTTCCTACTCTAGTTCTCCATTCAACAATGTTTGATCTATTTTGTAATGATGTAATGCTTGTCACTGAAGGATATAAATTTCCTGTTGGTGTTTTATAAATTCTACTCCCAGCAGAATCTATTCTTTCTAACTTAGGAAATTCAACTGAAAGATGAGTGAATCTTTTGCTAGGCTGAATATATTTCAAGGATTCTTTTGTATTCAGCTGTTCTTTCAGCAAGTCCATGTGTTCCTCCATTTATTTTCTTTGTCATCATTACTAAATCTCCTGCATCTGCTGTATCATTTAAATTATTTTTATTCCAAAACCAAAGAGCAGATCTTACAGCACCAACATATGTAATTAAATAGTCAGGAACTTCTTCTATATTCATTTGTTCACTATTCGCAAATGCTTGATAATTATTCTTACCTGTTAATTGTATAAGTCCTCTTCCACAATATCTCCAACCATCACCTGATGCTTCATCACCATTCCCCATACGATTAGCATAAACTCTATTTGCGATTGCTTCTGGCTTACGAGCATAGTCCATCACATTACTCTCATTAAAGTATTTTGGGAATGTTTTTAATAAACCTTTATCAGAATAATTTAAATTTTCAATCAAAAATTTATATTTTCCAGACTCGTGTGATGTTTGTGCGAGAAAACCAGCAATACGATTTGGGT